TCTTAATTGCACCTTCGTGTTGTATTGCTATCATAATTACGCTTCTTGAGAAATTGTTGCCCATTGTTCAGTTGAGCCATTAGTTGATACTATTTGAATTAGATTTCCTACTGAACCATCATACGTTCCTGTGATTGTCTTTACTGATGCAGGTAGTGCTAAAGTATAAGCACCTGTAATTACTAAATCCTTAACCATACCTGTAGATACGTTTGAGAATGTAAGTGTAGTGTTACCTGATAATGTTTTAGTAAATACCGCAGCAGAACTAAAATCTACATCACTTGCAGAAATAACCGCAGCAGTAGTAAACTCTGTACCTAATTTATCATAATCAACAAAATCATTTCCATATACTTCGTCAAAGTTGTCGTTGACCTTATCAAAGGCTGTTCTTAAAGGGTCACCTGTACCATCATTAGCAGTACTCCCGATTCCTATTACTTGTTTTGCCATTTCTTATTTTTTAAAATTCTGTTGCGTCTGCTTTATATAGAGTTGTATCTGTTGTTACTAATGTAGTATCTGCTGTGAAATACGAATTATCAGCATCAAAAGGATAAACTATACCCCATCCATTAGCTTCATTTGTATTACCCCACCAAGAAACAGAATAAATAGAACCCCAACTCATTTTATATTATTTATATTATTACAATTACTTTTTTTGGTTTTTGTTATATAAGTCAAATACTGTTTTAACTTATTTACATTGTCTTGTTTTGGTTTATATTTCATAATACCCAACCTTCAAAACTTGCATCTTTATCAGGATAAACATCCTCATTATTATTTGTGTAGTATTCAGGAAACTTTGAACTCGCATTAAAACTCATATAGTTAATGAATCTATCAGTATAATACTGTGCTACGTTTCTTTCTTTTTCTATTAAGAAATCTATTTCGTTCTTTTCTACGTTTGTAGCATTTTCTGAACTATGCTTAAATACGCCTTTATTAGCGATTGTATATGCTGCAAAGGGTAAATACTCAACTAATGCCCAATGTATCAGCATAGGCTTTATATGGTCGTTTACAAGTGCTAAATAGTCTCCTGTTAAACTACTTGCTACAATATCTGATTGTATCTTGCTATAAAGGTCAGTTCCTAAATAGTTTTGAATATGTATATCTTGTGCAATCTTAATATACTGTAAGAACTTGTCTGTATCTACATTACCGTTGACAGAACTAAACTTTACTAAATCTTTTCTTGTTATGAATAGTGCATCTGCCATTTTTATCTATTTTTAAATCCTTTGTTAGGCATATCCTTTGGTTTAGTAGAAACTAAATTAGGTTCTTCACTTTTACTCGGTGCTTTAATGCCTTCTTTTTTTCTTTCTCCTTTATATACAGGTTTCGTCTTTGGACTATTAACATCAGGTTTAACACCTTCTTTTGCCATATAAGTTTTTCTCAACCAAAAATGATGACAAGCACCTCCGCCTTTGTAGAGCCATATATCGTAAGTAGCTGCACCGTTTAATCCCCACCCTGCATTAACCGCCTTAGTACTCATTTGTACTATGTCTTCTTTACGATATATCTTTTTAGCAGCTACCATTTTTCTGCAAAATTCTCTTGAATTATTACTTACAGCTAATGGTGCATATTGATAGCGAACTATAAATTTCTTTTCGGATTCCGTTTCTCCATCTAAATCACTTTTAGCGTTAGGTCTTGCAGTTCCTGTAGAAGCCAATCCAATCATTTTATCTAATGCTTCTTCTTGGTCATAATCTACTTCTCTTTCGTCTACTAATACCCAATTATCTAAATCTTCGTCTTCCCCATACTCTTCAAGTAAATCAAACATCTTGTTATCATCAAATTCCTTAGATAAAGTTAGTTCGTTTTTAACTCCTGTTTCTTCTTCTCTTGCTTCGTCTGTTATTGCGTTGTCTGTTTCTATAAACGCTAAAGGTTGTAAAGTCTTAAAATAAAGTTTTAAAGAAATACCATTAACTGCTAAAATATCATCCATACAGTCCGTTAATAGGTCTTGGTATGGTTTTATAGTAATATTGTCAAAAAGTAAAGCAGCAGTCTTTATTTCGTCTGCATTTGAACCTAAACCATTGTTTTCTGTTCTGATTCCTAAAAGTAAAGGACTTGTTACCCTATGTGCTACAATTAACTTATTAGAACACTCGTTAGATAAGTATTCGTAATGTTGTGGCGCATCGTTTAATGGAATGTCATCAACAGTAGTTTTTGATTCAGCATTGTTGTTAAAAGCAATTACTACTTTCTCACCTCTTGCTCCTGTAAGTTTACGCATTACATCAGACTTAATCTGCATCTGCTTTTCTCTATCAGGAACACCATTGTTGAAATTTACTACTTTCGTTCCACTAAATCCGTTTTGTACATCGTTAATTAAGTAGTCAGCTACTTCGCTTTCTAGTTCTGCGTAAGCTAATCCACCTTGATAATCTACAGGGCAATAGTAATCATATCCTGAAACGTATTTCTTTACGATTTTGATTTCAGGTTCATTACCGTTACCAAAACCAAAAGCAGCTATACGTTGAGGTTTATCACTACGCTTCACTTCTTTCCAGTTATTATGATAATAATATGCCTCTATATCACCATCCTCGTTACATTTTTCTGCTCTGAGTGTTTGTCTTGGAAAATGTTCGGCTCTTACTACTTCTCCTTTTTTGTAAAGTACTTGAAAAGAACCTTCACCTAATAGTTTTAAATCTAAAGCTACTTTGCGTAAACACTTGTCGTGAAATATAGAACGCATTGAAGCGTACTCATTAGGTTTTTTACTACTATCTAACGCATCTAAACCTTTACCATAAATCATATTAGTAATACCATTTATGATAGCATTATTAGTAGTTGAATTTGTATAAAGGTCTATTAAGTAAGAGTAGTAGTCATTATCCTCTCCATACTCTACCCAATCACGATTCTTATCCTCGCTGATTTTAGGTCTGTTGTAAGAAGCAAGATTTACTATATGTAAGTTATCCATTATAAGGTAATAAATTCGTTATCTGTATCATTAGAAATAAATGCACCACTATTAATACTGTATTCTGTTAAATCAGCTTCATTAGTGCAGAATATTTTGTCTTTGTATATAACCTCTGTACCATCTTTTATTGTTAGTACGTATGTTATATCTTGCTTTACTGGAAACACCGCACTATATGTATTATGGTATAGATGTTCGCCTATTGCAGTTGTATCTACATTATACACTTCTGCGTTTGTTGTTTCATTTACTATAGTAACATTGTAACTATCCCCACTTGTAAACTTTCGTGGTATTAAATTGATAGTTTGTGCTGATGCACTTTCTTCTAATACAATCATATTTATACAATAAAAAAACTTTGAATTTGTTATAATAAAAAAGGGTAACATTTCTGCTACCCTGTTCATTGTTCCACGTGGAACTTAATCTAAAACTATTTCTCTTTCATCTTCGTTAAAGATTTCAAGCACTACAGGGTCTTGATAATAATCATCAAAAGTAATACCTTGTTCTTTAAAAAATTCAGCATTCAATCTAATCTGCTTTGTGCCGTTATTAGGGTCAGTTGTTATTTTGATTGCTTTAGTCATACCTGTTAGAATTGTTCTGTTTTTCATTTTTAAATATTTATTGATTAATATGTTGCTAATATAAACATTTTTTTAACAACAAAAAATAAAACAACAAAAAAAGGGCAGCATATAGCCACCCTTCTCAATCAAATGAAACTCAGTTTATGAGTTTGTACCCTCTGTAACTGTTACAGTTGCACTCGCCATACCTGCGTATGGGTCAGCAACAGTTGGACTATCTACAAAGTTTGCAGGTTTTAATTCAGATGCTGCAAGAGTTAATGTATAGCCACTTAAATCTCCCATAGCTGCTCCTGTAGAAATTGAACCTCCTGTAACCTCTGCTCCGTGTTCAAGACCCATAACGAATACATTTCCGTTGTAATCTTCAACAGCAACGTGAGGTCTACCAAATGCTAATAGCTTTAATTCTTTGTTATCTTCCTTAGACAATTTTTTTAGTGTAAGGTTTAATGTTTGCTCAAAGAAAGTCGTTCCGTTTTCACGGCTTGAAGTAATAGCTTGTTCAAAGCTACTATTTCCTTTTAGTTCATATTTGTATGCAGTAAAAGTACCTGCCATATCAGTAATTTCGTCATCTGTTTGAGTTACTGTACCGAAATCTCCAAAATCAGTAAAGTAAACAGCTTTCAGACCACCAACTACATCCTTGCAGGGTTCTTTTCTACCAAGTGTTAAATCACAAGCCATATTTTATATATTAAAAAAGGGTGAGCAGGAATATACCTTACCCACCCTCTTTAGTTAGTTAATCTGTTTATTAGTCGTTAGCAGAGTTAGTGATACCGTATGTACAGATATCGTCTACTATTCCATACTGAACTCCTGCGGTAAATCTCATTACGACTCTTACGTTTTGAGAACCATCAATGTCAGCCATATCAATAACTTTTACTTCGTTGTGGTCAGAAAGTAATCCTGTACCGAAGTAGATGTTTGATTTTTCAGCAGCAATAGCTTGGTTAGCACCTAATCCGTTAGCAACAAAGATTTTGATACCATCAAAAGTTAATGCTCCGTTGTTGAACCATTGTGTTCCCATAGAGTTTGTACCTGCAGCACCTACTCCATCAGCAGCAAATCCTCCTAATGCTCTTACGTATGCACGAGCAATGTTTTGA